TGGCTGAAAACGTGGGGTTAATCAAGTCGATACCCTCTCAATATCTGCAAGAGGTTGAGGGAATCGTGATGCGGAACTATGCCGCTGGGCGCGATTTGAAGTCGATGGCGGCGGAGATTCGCGGGCGCTACAAGGTGGCGGCGAATCGCGCCGTGCTGATTGCGCGCGACCAGAGCAACAAGGCGAACGCAGTTGTGCAGGCAGCACGCCAGACAGAACTCGGCATTGTCGAGGGCATCTGGCTTCATAGTCATGCTGGCAAGACGCCGCGCCCGACGCACGTCGCCATGAATGGCAAGAGGTATCTAATCAGTAAAGGCATGTGGGATTCGGCGGTCAAGAAGTGGATTCTTCCGGGGGAGTTGATCGGTTGCCGTTGCGCGGGGCGGTCTGTGTTGCCCTGGACGCCCGTTGCCCCGCCCGCCACTTCCGCAAGTATGCGCTCTGGCAAATAGGGCAGCGTTGGCGCTTGCCTTTGTTCTTGAAAGAATGCCCTTGGGCGCACACCTTGGAACGAAACGTATTCACATTTACATGATAGGCAATTTGCCTTTCTTTTGCAATCGTCTTATTGCAAACGGCTTTCGATAGTGCAAGCCTCTAACGGAGAAGCTTTATGGAGATCGCGTGCGACTCGGCTCTAAAGAACCGGCGATACGATGCGGACGGACGGCTGCATATTCTGCGGACGCCGATCTCCAAGGCGACGGTAAACCCCTATTACGGCAGAGAGATACCGGACGCCGCGCAACTGGGATTGGAACCGGAGCGCGTGTATCAAATGCTCCGCGATCCGGGCGAACTGGCGAAAGCGGCTCCTTCCTTTGCGCGCAACCAGTTGATGTTTCAGCACACGGCGGTGAGCGCGGACGACCCCAAACAGGATTCAATCGCGGGCACCATCGGCTCAGAGGTGGAGTTCCTGGCTCCGTACTTGGTAGCCGACCTGTGCATCTGGGATGCGGAAGCGATAGCCGGCGTGGAGACGGATACCGTTCGGGAACTTTCGGCCTCGTATCGCTATCGGGCCGACATGACGCCGGGAATGTACGAGGGCCAGCGGTACGATGGGGTGATGCGGGACATTCAGGGCAACCATGTTGCCTTGGTTAAATCAGGCCGCGCCGGATCGGATGTGATGGCGGCGGACAGCAGACTGGAGATGAAAATGACGGAAACCAAGTTCGGCAAAGCTCTTTACGCAATCCTCTGTGCTGCCTCTCCCAAACTGGCGGCGGACGCGGCTCTCAAGCCTCTCGTGATCGGCCTCACGCGCAAGCAGTGCGATCTGCGGGCGCTCGAACCGAAACTGCTCGCAATGGACGCCGAACTGCGCAAGCCTGAGACACTGGCCGCAATGCAGGCGGCGAAGGACGCGGAATCGGAGGAAGAGACCGAGGCCGAAAAGAACGCCCGCGAAGAGAAGGATGGGAAAGACAAAGCCAAAGACCGCAAGCGCGCCAAGGATATGTCTTTCGAGGACTGGGCCGCAGAGGAAGAGAAGGAGCCTGAGCACAAGGCCAAGGACGCGGAAGAGGATGACGAGGATCGCGCCAAGCGCAAGGAGCACGAGAAGAAGGCCGAGGACGCGCGGAAGATCGCCAGCGACGATTTCGACGGCCTGGTGAGCAAGCTCGAAGGCAAGGGCTACTCGAAGGAGTACGCGACCAAGGTGGCCGGCAAGGTGGCCGCTGAGAAGCGGGGCGACTGCGCTTTTGGCGCAAAGGACGCAAAGGCCAAGGATGCCGAGGAAGAGAAGAAGAAGGCAGAGGACAAGATGAAACATGCGATGGATGAGTTCAAGGCCGAACTCCGCGAGGCCGATGAAGCGCGCCGCGCGGTCCGCTCGGTAGTGGGCGACGTACTGGCCCAGGATTCCGCGGAAGGCATTTACGGATTTGCGCTTGACCAGATGAAGGTTGACCACAAAGACGTGAAGGGCGTCCCGGCGCTTCGTGCGCTCTTCAATCTGGCGCAACAGGCATCGAAGCCCGCGCCTCGTGCGGCGTTCGATGCGTCCATCAACGTGGAAGACAAGTTCGCAAACGCGGGCCGTCAAATTCAGGTGATGTGAGGAGAAAATCATGGGAAGCCCTTTAATCGGTAGTTTTCAGACGCGGGTCAACCTCTACAACCCTTTGGGTGTGGCAGGAGACTTCGCAAGCGCCAATCCGAGGGCGTCGGCTCTCACAACTGACGGCGGCGCATTGATCGCCGGACCTAACGGTGTGACCATTGGCAAGTTCGCATGGATCGAAGCCGATGGCCGCACGGTCACCAATCAGGGCCAGTATCCGGCGCTGCCCGATGGCTTCGTACACCGGGATCAGCAGGGATTGCTTACCCAGTACTTGCAGGCAGCCGGAACGCTGATTCCTCCTGGATTTCCGGTCACTTTGATGGTGCAGGGCGAGTTCCTGGCGTACAACGCTGGCCCGTCTACCATTTCGCGCCGGTCATCGATTTACGCATCCTACCTGGACGGCTCGGTCACTACGGCCGCAGGGACGGGCGGTTCGGTTACCGCAACGCTCGGCTCGACCAATACCGCTAGCCTGGGAGCAACTTTCACCGGCGCGGACTCAACCGCCTCCACTTCGCTGGTCGTGACGGCTGTCACGGGTCTCATCAGCATTGGCGATACGGTGGGCGGCTCTGGCATCACGGACTCTCCGACGATCATTGCGCAGACGGCCGGCACGACCGGCGGGGCTGGTACCTACACCTTGAGCAAGGCGGAAACTTGCACCGGTGGGACGGTTACCTGCTTCGGTTCCACAGTCAAGGTCACCGCTGTATCGACCTACATCAGCATCGGCGATACGATCAGCAAGACGAACTATCCGAGCGGCGCCACCATCGTTGCTCAGGTGAGCGGCACAACTGGCAGCACAGGAGTTTATACGATCAGTGCTCCAGGCACGCAGTATGTCGCTTCCGCAACGGCTGTCTTGACCTACGGATACACGGTTTCTGTAACGGCGGTGGGATCTGGTTCGTTCTCTCCCGGCCAGCCTGTCGTGGATGCCACCAACGCCACTTATGTTGTGGCCAACACGGTCATCGAATCGCAGGTGAGCGGAACGCCTGGACAGACTGGAATTTACACTCTCAGCCTGCCTGCAATCTCTTACTCGGCTGGTGACAATCTGACGACCACCGCCGGAATCCAGCTTACCAACTGGACAGCTATCCCGCCGCAATCGAATACAGCGGTTGCTGTGGGCGACTTGGTACAAATCTCAACGTGGGGTGCATGATGGACCGTCATCTTGAAGCAGTATCGCGGAAGTGGGGCGTTCATTTCATGGGCGTCGATGCCCAATTACAGCGCACAGAGAAAGAGCGCGGCGGTCTGCTGGCGATGGATGCCCAGCCCGAACTTGTCACGCTCTCGAACAGCGGCATACCCGCGTTCCTGTCTACCTACATCGATCCCAAGGTGATTGAAGTTCTCTTGGCTCCGATGAAGGCAACCGAGATTGTCGGAGAGGAAACCAAAAAGGGCGATTGGACACTGGAGACTTCGATGTTCCCCATTGTCGAATCGACCGGCATGGTCTCTTCGTATGGCGACTACTCGGAGACGGGCATCGCCGGAGCGAACGTGAACTGGGTCCAGCGCCAGTCCTACACCTACCAAGTCATTACGCAATGGGGCGAGCGCGAACTCGACAAGATGGGCCTCGCACGCATCGACTGGGCCAACCGCCAGCGCATTGCGTCTGTGCTCACGCTGAACAAGTTCCAAAACAAGTCCTACTTCTTCGGGATCAGCGGATTGGCGAATTACGGCCTGCTCAACGATCCGTCGCTGTCGGCGCCCATTGCTCCAATCTCAGAAGTGAGCGGCCTGGTGACATGGGCTCAAAAGGCGACCGATCCCAATGGGGCGATCTGGGTCTACAACGATATTAAGGCGCTCTACGGCCAGCTCGTGTCGCAGGCGAACGGCCTGGTGGAACTCGACATGGCTTCTCCGCTGACGCTGGCAATGTCGCCGGAGTCGCAGGTATACCTCACGCTGACAAACACCTACAACGTAAACGTGCAGGATATGCTCAAGAAGAACTTCCCGAAAATGAAGATCGAGACTGCGCCTGAGTATGCAACCACATCGGGGAACCTGGTGCAGTTGATCGCTGACGAAATGGCCGGCCAGCGCACTGCGACCACCGCCTTTACCGAGAAACTTCGGGCGCATCCGATCATCGTGAAGGAGTCCAGCTTCCGGCAGAAGACGAGCCAGGGAACCTGGGGAACGATCATTTTCAGGCCGTTCTTGATTGCGCAGTTGCTTGGCGTCTAGCAGTCCAACAGGAGTCGCAGAGATGCGGCCTCAGCGCGGCTTACCGCCGCTCCTTGAAAGGGAACAATGGCAAAGGAAACGATCCTCATTGGCTGCCGTCTACCGAACGGCCTTGTGCTGCACCATCCGAAGAACCGCAACCTCACGGTGAAGCTGGCCGGGACTTACGAAACGAAGTTGGAAAGCGGTCTGTTTGTTCCTCCCCGCCCGTATACCCTAACCCCCGTCGATGCGGAATTTTGGGCGGAATGGAAGGCGGCGTATGTCGGCTTTCCGCCATTGAAGACGCGGGCCGTGTTTGAGGCACGTTCGGACCAGGAAGCGGGCGCGAAGGCGAAGGACACCGCCAAGACGGGCTTCGAGCCGATGAGCAAGAGCGCCGTGATCGATGGCGTGAAGTTGGAGCAGGCGGTAAGCTGATGGGCGTTGCGGTATTCAATCCGAGCGTGTTCCTGGGGCGTTACCCTGAGTTCACCGCCGCCTATACCGCCAATCCCGCGCTGTTCGCTTCAATGTTCTCTGAGGCCGGACTCTATCTGAACAATACCGATTGCAGCCCTGTGCAGGATGTGGGGCTGCGCGGAACCCTTCTGAACATGCTCACTGCCCATATTGCTTTTCTGAGTGGGGCGCTCACGGCAGATGGCCAGCCTCGGCCCGTGGGCCGCATCACATCGGCCTCTGAGGGAGCGGTGAATGCTTCCTTTGATTATCCTGCAACGACGCCTGGGAGCGGCCCATGGTTCGCGCAGAGCCAGTATGGAATAGCATTTTGGCAGGCTA